TCGATGAACTTGTCAAGAAGTACGGCAACCAAAGCGCCATTGCGCGGCGGTTCGGTGTCACGCGGGCAGCGGTATCGAAGTGGGCGCGTGTTGGCGTGCCGGAGCGGTATGCGTTGCGTGAGCTTGCTGGCGAGGTTGTGGCCGAGCTCAAGGAGGAGGATCAGTCACGCAGCACTCGGCGGCTGATTCGCAAGATCGAGGCTGGGTTGCGGCCTACGCCTGACAGCCCATGAGCCGCACTGCGTACCATCGTGCGTACTACCGGGCTCATCTGGAGTCTCGCCGCGAGGCATCGAGGCTGACCAAGCGGCGGGCTCGATGGGTGCGCGGTGTGGTGGAGGTCATCTGCGAGGCCGTGGAGGAGGCCAGGAGACGACAAGGCCCCTGACGGGGCCTGCGCGGTCGGGGAAATCGACCTAGTTGCGCAGGGGTACGCGCAACGTCACAACAGATTACCGGCCTGTGTGCCGGTACACAAGGGGAACCATGAACTTCTATCCACGTCATGTTGGGGATTACGCGAGGGACGCCGGTCACCTGACTCTTATCGAGCATGGGGTCTATACCCTGCTGCTTGACCGGCTGTATGCAACTGAACGCCCGATCCCTGCAGGTGAGCCGTACCGAATTGTTCGGGCGGCAAGCCGTGCTGAGAGGGCTGCGGTTGATGCTGTTCTGGCTGAATTCTTTACGCTGACCGACGACGGTTGGCGCAACAAGAGGGTCGACCAGGAGATTGAGCGGATGGCTGAGAAGCGTGTCAAGGCACAGCAATCTGCACAGTCTCGGTGGGATGCGAACGCTATGCGAACGCATACCGAACGCAGTGCGGACGCAGTGCGAAGGCAATGCTCTCCAATAACCAATAACCAAACGGAGTCTTTCCAAGCCTCATTTCAATCGTCTGGGGTTGGTAGAAAGGGGCCGGTTGCAGTCCAAGAGCTTTTGAAAAAGGGGAAGAAATATGGGCGATGAATGGGGGGAACAGAAATGGAACGCGAAGCCGAAGGCCGAGCCCGCACCGCAAAACGACCGGATGCAGTGGGCAAGCCAGTCGTCTGCCGAGCATTGGCGCGAGGCGATTGCAGACCCGGTTGGTAGGCTCCGATGGATGGAGGCTCGGTTTGCTCGAGGCCCGTCAAACCTTGACGCATTCAAGGCCGAGGTCGGCGAGGCAATCAGGTCAGTAGACCCGCAGCTCGTGCTGGGTGATCCGCATGTCGTTGGGATGGTGCGGGCGCTGTTCGGTGAGCGTGGGGTGACACGACTACGGGAGAAGGTGCGATGACGCTTTACACGCATTCGGGTGCGCTGCCCGCCCACAGGTACATCTGGATTGAGCCTAACGCCATCGGCCAGCACGACTGGCTGCGCGGGGTGTGGTTCGGGCTGACCTCGTGGCCGGGACGGGCGTGGGGGTGTCATGTCCTGCTCGAAGGCGGGGCGGTATACCGGAATGTCCCGCTCCACCAGCTCGCGCACCGCAAGACCGACGAGCCTTGGCGAGCGTCGGACGCGCAGACATGGGATGCCTACGGGTGGCAGTTTGCTGCCCTCGAATACCCGTACCTCTCCTCGATGAACGCGAAGGTGCGGCTGCAGGATCGGCGCGAGATGGCGGGCGAGTATTGGTTCACGGTGTCGCCGGTCGCCGATGCGTTTTCAGCGGTGCCAGAACAGTCGAAAGAGTTTTACTTCTGCGGGCTGGAGAATGGCCGCATCACCGCGCAGCCGACAAATTATGTGCTGCTTGAGGACCGCTCGTTTACGGCTGCGCTGGAGTGGCCGAAATTCCTGCGCCGGCAGACCGACTGGCATAGCGCGGAGGATTCAGAGTGAAGTATCTGTCTGTCTGCAGCGGCATCGAAGCCGCATCCGTCGCATGGCACCCGCTCGGGTGGGAGCCGGTGGCGTTCAGCGAGATCGAACCGTTCCCGAGCGCCGTGTTGGCGCATCACTATCCGTCTGTCCCGAACTTCGGCGACATGACCAAATTCCAAGAGTGGCCTGATGAACCAGTTGAGCTTCTTGTCGGAGGAACCCCCTGCCAATCCTTCAGCGTCGCGGGGCTCCGCAAGGGCCTCGAAGACCCTCGAGGAAACCTCATGCTCACGTACCTTGCGATCGCTCAACGCTACCGGCCTCGATGGCTTGTCTGGGAAAACGTCCCCGGCGTCCTGTCATCAAACGGAGGACGGGACTTTGGCACCTTCCTCGGGGCGTTGGGGGAGCTGGGGTATGGGTGGGCCTACCGAGTCTTGGACGCTCAATGGTTCGGAGTGGCCCAGCGCCGCCGTCGTGTGTTCGTTGTCGGACATCTTGGAGACTGGCAGCGTGCCGCCCAGGTTCTTTTTGAGCGCGAAAGCGTGCAGCGGAATCCTGCGCCGAGCCGGGAAGCGCGGCAAGGCGCTGCCGCCAGCGTTGGAGGCGGCCCTGATGGCGGTCGCATCGCCGGCGCTGTAACGCGCAAGTGGTCGAAGGGCAGCGGCGGTCCGGCGGGCGATGAGTGCTACAACATGGTCGCGCAGGTATTCAAAGTCCGTGGCGGCGTTGAGCGCGAGGATGGCAGTCGGGGCAGCACCAACATCGGCAAGCAGGCGGGCAAGGGCTACCTCGGCAGCGAGGAACGCGCGTTCACGCTGGCGGCGGCGCAGGATCAGTTTGTGGCGCAGCCCGTCGCCTTCCACAACCGCCAAGACCCCGACGTGAGCGGCGACATCACGCACCCGCTCGGAGCGAAGGACAACGGCATGGCGGTCGCGCAGCCGGTGGCGTTTTACGATTATTTGGGCAGCCAAGGGGGCGGCGTAGAGGTTGGCATTAGCCCGACGCTAAAGAAAAAAGACGGGGTTGCCGTTACTCAATTTGTCGCGCAGCCGGTGGCGACTGTGATGCAAGTCCGCCGCCTCACGCCCGTCGAGTGCGAGCGGTTGCAGGGCTTCCCTGACGGCTACACCAACATCCCGTGGCGCAAGAAGCCCGAAGCACCGGACGGGCCGCGCTACAAGGCGCTCGGTAACAGCATGGCCGTGCCGTGCATGGCCTGGATTGGTCAACGGATCGCGGAGGTGGACCGTGGCGATTGAACTCGACGACTGGGACAGGGAATGGCTCTCGCGCGCGCACTCGGAATCAGAGTACCGGGCGAAGGTGAAGGAGCTGATGGAGCGCTGCGCCGAATACGGTGCCGAACTCGAGCGGCTGCGCGGGCAGCGCACCGGCTGCGGCTACCCCGCGTGCATGGTTGATGGCCGCTGCGCCCGGATGTGGGCGGGCGAGTGTTCTGGACCGAAGGAGGTGAAGCCGTGACCGACAACATCACCCTGCCCCGCGCTGTGATTGAGCAGGTGCGGTCGGCAATACGAGGGTTTTACAACAAATATAGTGCAGAGGCAGCGCATGAAGATGCCGGTCGCGCTATCGCCGCCCTCGACGCCGCGCTTGAGCAGAAGGAGACCTTCGCGGACTCTCTGGTGCGGCGGTCGTGGGAAGCGCATCGCGCCGCGCTTGCGGAGCCGCCCGCCACGCCGGAGCCGGTAGCGAAAGCATGGGCTGAAGGTTATCAACAAGGCGTACAAGACGAGCGCACCAGCGAGGCAAGCATTGGCATCGCAGGGTTTGGGGCAAAGGTAGAACCAGCGCGTCAAAACCCATACGCAGCCCTACCCGCACCGGAGCCGGACGCCATCGCCCGAGCGGTTGAGGCCGAGCGGGAGGCGTGTGCGGAGGTCTGCGACGCGGAGGCGACCATTGAGGGCATCGCGCAGCGGTGCGCCGCCGCCATCCGTGCAAGGGGGAGCAAGTGAGCCTCGCCCTGCTCACCGAGATCCGCGACGCACTGCGCCGCACCGACCCCGCCTGGTGCGCGTTGCACGACGCCGAGCAGATCAGCGACGAGGAGCTCGAGGAGCTCATCGGGCGCGTCGAGGATGCCGTGGAGGATGGTGATGGAACGCCCGCCTGACTTCAGCGGCCTGATCCGCTTTCTGCTCGAGGTGCTGACCGTGACCATCGGCGTGTTCCTGTTCTTCGTGGTGCTGTTCGCGTGGATCGCGTGACTCGCAAGGCAGGCCGACCGCCTTCGGTGACGATGGCGCAGTACCAACGGGTTCTCGATGTGAAAGCCGCCCGTGCGGTGCTGCCGACGAACAAGGAACTCGCCCGTGAGCTCGGGGTTCCGGTGAGCACCATCCACGGCATAATCAATCGCGGGCTAAAGGTCTACCACCAGAGGGGGTCCGATGGGCGCAAGTCAAAGGCGTAAGGGCGCAGCCGGTGAGAACGAGCTCGCCAAGATCCTGAGCGATCAGCTCGGCTGGGTGGTCAAGCGCAACATCGGGCAGGCACGGGATGGCGGGGACGACATCACGACCGGCCAGTTTCGCTGGGAGGTCAAGCGCAGGAAGGGCATCGCCGTTCACGAGTGGGTCGAGCAGGCCGTCCGTGCATCCGGTCCCGGCGACATCCCGGTTGTCGCGTGCCGGGGTGACGGCAAGGGTTGGCTCGTGGTGATGCGCCTCGAGGACGCTCTGCCGCTGATCTGTGGCGAGTTGCCGCAGCGGTAGCCGGGGGGTAGACTTGGGGTATGACCGAGACTGAGCGGAAGCCTTGCCTCAACTGCAACGACAGCGGGTGGGTGGCCGATTCGTCTGGCGGGTGGGTGCGGTGTCCGGAGTGTGACCCGCCGCCCCCGCCCACGGCCAAGGTCGAGTTCCACCGTGGCGCGAGGGTGCGCCGTGCTGACGAGAAGGAGGCCGCGTGATGCCTGGTCTATACGAAAACATCCACGCCAAGCGCGAGCGCATCAAGGCCGGTTCCGGCGAGAAGATGCGCAAGCCCGGCAGCAAGGGTGCGCCGACTGCCAAGGCGTTCCGCGAATCCATCAAGACCGCGCTCAAGCAAAAGTGAAGGCGCAGCTGCTCGGAGACAACGGCGACCAGGAGGAAGGCGAGGATCTGTTCGGCTTTCGTCGCCGAAGAGGTGGTGCAAGTCTGGGGGGAGCCGTCGGCAGGGTGCCAAGACTTGCGCCGAGGGCTACCGCCGGGATCGCCGCAGCGGGTCTCGGTGGTCCGTTGCCGGTTCGCGGTGGCGGTGGCGTACCGGGTGGCCCGCCGAGGCCGGTGCAGGATTATCAGGTCGAGGTGAGTTGATGAAGACCCCAGCATGGCAGCGCAAGGCAGGTCAGAACCCGAAGGGCGGTCTCAACGAGGCCGGTCGCCGCTCTGCCAAGGCCGAGGGGATGAACCTCAAGGCTCCGGTGAAGTCAGGGGACAACCCGAGACGCGCCTCCTTCCTCGCCAGAATGGGCAATGCTCCCGGCCCAATGGTCGGGAAGGACGGCAAGCCGACACGCCTCGCCCTCGCCCTCAAGGCATGGGGAGCGAGCTCGAAGGAAGACGCCAGGGCGAAGGCCAAGGCAATCAGCAACCGCAACAAGGGGAAGTGACCATGCCGCTCAAGAAGGGATACAGCCAGAAGACCATCTCGCGGAACATCTCAGCCGAAGTCCGCGCCGGTCGCCCGCAGAAGCAAGCCGTGGCGATCGCCATGAGCACGGCTCGCAAGGCAGCCAAGAGCGCCGGTAAGGGAATGGCAGCACGCAAGCTGATGGCGAAGAAGTAGTGCCTCCACAGACACGATCCAGAACAGGCAGCGTCCAGAAGGTACTGAAGGCCAATGCCTCGGTGCCTTGGGTTCAGCGTGCGCTCAACCCAGAAAAGTACCCTATGCCGGAGGTCTCCCCAGAAGGTGAGATCATGACTCACCGCATGGCAGCAGAGATCGGGCCTGACGGCAAGGCTTACGCATTCCCTACCGTTGTCCTGCAGGGCAACAGATATGTCGAACTGCCTCTCGATCAGGCGATGAATCGCGCTCTGAAAACGGGCGATTTCATCAAGACCGACAACATCGAGAAGGCGGTCGAGATTACCAAGAAGTACAAGGGCGAAAAGTTCAACCAGTTTTATGGGCAGGCAACCAAACGCCTGATGGCGAAGTGATGCCAGGAGGCAGGCCATCGATTTACTCGCAGGAACTCGCAGACCGCATCTGTGAGCGGCTGGCATCCGGCGAGTCCCTGCGGGCTATCTGTTCGGATGAGGACATGCCGAACCGGCAGACAATCCTCAACTGGTTGAATGATAAGGCAGAGTTTGTCGGCCAATACGCACGCGCACGAGAGGATCAGGCCGAGGCTCACGCCGACCGCATCATCGAGATCGCGGACGACGAGACCATAGACGCGAACCACAAGCGCATCATGGTAGACGCTCGCAAGTGGGTGGCCTCGAAGCTCAAGCCCAAGCGGTACGGTGACAAGCTCGACCTCGAGCACAAGGGCGAGGTCGGCCTGACGGTCAACGTGCTGCGGTTCACCGATGCCGATAAACCTACCAGCTAACGGCTGGACTCCCCGCCCGTACCAGATGCCGGCATGGGGCGCTCTGGAGGGCGGCTGCAAGCGGCTCGCGCTTTCTTGGCACCGAAGATCGGGGAAGGATGACTTGAGCCTTCACTGGGCTGCTGTGTCGGCCATGCAGCGGGTGGGCGGCATCTGGCACATGCTCCCTCAAGCCAACCAGTCCCGGAAGGCCATCTGGGACGCGGTGGACCCGCATACCGGGCGGCGGCGCATCGACGCTGCATTCCCGCCCGAGCTGCGGGAGACGACCCGCGAGCAGGACATGTTCCTGCGGTTCAAGAACGGTTCGACTTGGCAGGTGGTCGGCTCGGACAACTACAACAGCCTGATCGGCTCCCCGCCCATGGGGGTGGTGTTCTCCGAGTACGCCCTCGCTGACCCCAACGCATGGGCGTTCCTGCGTCCCATCCTTGCCGAAAACAACGGCTGGGCGATATTCATCAGCACCCCGCGTGGCCGGAATCACTTTGCCCGTCTGGTGGACTATGCCCGGAAGGACCCTGCGTGGTTCGGGCAGGTGCTGACGGTCGAGGACACCAAGGCGATCTCGAAGGACATCATCGACCGAGAGCGCAAGGAGCTGCGGGTCGAGCGCGGTGAGAAGGAAGCCGAGG